TTGATCAGCACGCTGCTTAAGCGGATGGAAAAACAGCTCGACTCAGCGACGACAAAAGTTACACTGGCGGATTTCATCCGGCTTATTCAATTACAACGCGAGTTAGAGCAGGAGGAACAACCGGCGGAGGTCATTGTTACGTGGAAAGACCGGTTGGAGATACAAGACACCGAGAAATAGATTACTCCCCGCTTCCTTCGCAGCGGCGGTTTCATAGCTCGACGGCCAGGTTCAAGGGTTTTTCGGGTCCGATCGGCTCGGGGAAGAGCCAGGCGCTGTGCCACGAAGCGATCCGGTTGAGTTATTTGAATCCTGGCAGACAGGGATTGATCGGGGCGCCGACTTACCCGATGTTGAGGGATGCCACTTTAACCAGTTTCCTGGAGATTGTGAGCGCAAACAGGCTGCCTCACGTTTTCAATAAGTCGGAATCGGTGTTGGTGATGAAGGACACTGGCTCCCGCGTTTACTTCCGGGCGGTCGACGATTTCGAAAGACTCCGGGGAACCAATTTGGCGTGGTTCGGCCTGGACGAGTTAACTTACACGGCTGAAGAAGCATGGCTGCGGTTGGAGGGCCGGCTTCGGGATCCTATGGGGTCGCGATTGTGCGGCTTCGCGGTTTGGACGCCGAAGGGTTTCGATTGGGTGCATCGCCGGTTCATCCGCGAACGCGTTGACGGATATGACGTAGTTCTGGCCAAGGCGTTTGAGAACCGGTTCGTGTTGGACAAGATTCCGGATTTTTACGACCGCTTAAAGAGCAGTTACGATCCGAGATTCTTCGAGCAGGAAGTGCTGGGCGAGTATCTGAATGTCCAGTCCGGTGTGGTTTACCGGGGATTCAACCGGACGCGAAATGTAAGAGCGATGGAAGTGGATGCGCGGCTGCCTATATTTTGGGCGCTGGATTTCAACGTGGACCCAATGAGCTCGATCGTGGCGCAACGGAATGGAAATGAGCTGCGGGTACTGGATGAGATTGTCCTCAGCCGAGCAAGCACAAGCGAGGCCTGCGAGGAGTTTCACACGCGCTATCCGAATCATCCGGCGGGAGTGGTGATTTACGGGGATGCGTCCGGACAAAGATTACAGACCGCGGGAACCACGGATTACCAAATTATCAAGGAATACTTGCGACAGACGGCATATCGGGGAGTCCGGTTTCGAGTTCCGGCCAGCAATCCTAGCGTGAGGGAACGGATCGGGCTGGTCAACGCCAAACTGTTTTCGGCTAGCGAAGAGGTGAGCTTGTTCGTGGATCCGCGGTGTAAGGGTCTGATCATGGATTTCGAAGAAGTGACGTTTAAGCCGGACAGCAGCGTTATCGATAAGGACAGGGATTCTAAGCGGACCCACTTATCGGATGCACTTGGCTATCTGATTTGGCAGGAGTACCGGCCGGCTGCAGCGTTTGGCGAGCAGAGCAATCGGCTTATCTAGCAGACGACAGGACGAGATGAACAAGGTTTTCGACATCAATCACGAGCATCCGGACTTCGCGAGTAAGCGCGCGATGTGGCGGCAATACAGGGACCTATACGCGGGCGGCGAGCAATTCAAGTTGAATGCGGACCGATACCTGATCCGCCGTCAAAAGGAGCCAGGCGACGTGTACGCCGAGAGATTGAGCCGCAGCTTCTACGAGAACTACATCGGCTCAATTGTGGACTGGTATACCGCGACGCTTTTTCGCCGCGAGCCGCTGCTGGCATTTGAAGGTAAGAACGAGCGGGCGAAGAGCTTCTTTTCGGCGTTTATCGAAGATTGCGATCTCAAGGAAACCAGCCTGACGGAGTTCTTTAGAAAGCAGTTTATCGACGCTCTGGTAAGTGGGAAGAGTATTATCCTGATCGATTTTCCACGGCTTGGGCAGCCGGCGGGAACGCGAGCGGAGGAAGACGAGCGCGGTGCGTCCCGTGCATATCTAGTCAGCTACGCCGCGGACGAACTAATTAACTGGAGTTACGACGAACACGGCCATTATCAGTGGGTGGTACTGCGCACCGAAAGCCTTAAGAAGGCAAAGATTGAAGATCCGGTGTGGATCAAACTGACGCGGTGGGTGTATTACGACAAAGAGAACTACCGCATCTATGAGCAGTCCGAGGACGGAGCAAGCCGAGGGCAAATCGAAGTCGTTTCCGAAGGCCGGCACGGATTGGCGAAGCAGGCGCGAGTTCCGTTGGTGGAGCTTCGAGTCTCGGAAGGTCTGTGGCTGGTAAACAAGGCCGGTTCGCTACAACTGGAGCACTTCAACAAGTCAAACGCGTTGGGATGGGCGTTGACGATGGGCCTGTTTGCCATGCCCGTGGTGTATTCAGAGCGGGATTGGAACCAGGTGATGGGCGAATCTTATTACATCCAACTGGGTCCGCAAGACCGGTTTGGATGGACGGAACCTGAAGGCCACGTTTATCAAATCGCCGCAGACAACTTGGCGCGGCTGCAAGAAGAGATTTACCGCATTTGCCATGTTTCGCATGCAGGCGCGGCTCTTTCGGGAAGCAATGCGCTGTCGGGCCTGAGCAAACAACGGGACTACGCGATTACCCACGAGGTGTTGCGCGCTTACGGCGATGCTGTGAAAGAGGCCATGAAACGTGTGCTGCGGGCGATTGAAGCGGCGCGGGAAGACGACCTAAGCGTGGATGTGTCCGGCATGGACGAATTCGACATTGGCGATTTTGGAACGGAGCTGGATGATGCGGAGAGGCTTCTGAAGCTAGGCATCCAGTCCCCGACTTTGCAGAAGCAAGTTTTCAAGAAGCTGGCGTTCCAATACCTGTGCGATGTGAGACAGGAAGTAAAGGACCGGATCGGACGAGAAATCGATCTTCAGAGTTAGTGGCCGAAAGGCAGGGAGTTTATGGAAGAGCCTAAGAAAGACAGTGGAGATTTACGCCCCATCATTCAAGGAGTGATCGAAGAGTTCGTGCGGGCGCAACAGGTCAGAGCGGAGCCCGCATACAAGGCCGAGTTGCTGGATGAGCGCAAACGCCGCGAGGACTTAGAGGGGCGAATGAACGACTTAGTTCAGGAAAACAAGCGCAGCCGCCAGATTGCCGAGGAAGCCGAAAGAAGCGTGGCGATTCGAGCGGAGCTGCAGCGGCTTGGTGTGGCAAAGGTGGACTTAGCGTACCGTGCGGTAAAAGACGACATACAACGCGGCGAGGACGGGCGGTTGACTGCGAAGGGAGGGCAGGGAGAGGTTCCAGTGCGGGAGTATCTCGCACAGTTCGTGCAAGAGAATCCGGAACTATTGCCGGCAAGAATCACCGGCGGTTCGGGTATGGGATCGGCGCCTAAGATAGCGGCGAGTGGAGGTGGATTCGATCTGGATAAGATTCGACCGGGCATGAGCGCGGAAGATCTGGAGAAAGCCCGCCAAGAGATTGCGCGAGTGGCAAGCCAGGCAATGCGAGGTCTTTGACAGGCGCTGGAGAAGCAGTCCGAAAGATGAGCGACTCCGGGCGAGTAAATGAAAGTAATAAGAAAAGGAAGAAACGATGCCATCAATTACATCAGCAAATGTCGCAAGTGCGATTGTAAAATTGGTCGCGGTGGACGCATTACCAGCGCTTGTCAGCAATCTGGTAATGGGTAACTTAGTCAACCGGGACTACGAACCGACGTTAGCCAACTCCGGGGACACGGTAAATGTGCCGATTCCCCCGGCTCTGGTGGCCAACAACATCGCGGAAGGGGGCACGGTTCAGACTCAGAATCCGAGCCTGGGAAACGCGCAGATCGTGCTGAACACGCACGCCGAGGCGACATTTCAGATTCCGGACGTGACGAAGGTGCTCGCGGTCCCGGACCTTTTGAAGTTGTACATGCAACCGGCGGTAGTGGCCCTGGCGGAACGAATCGAAACGGACCTGCTAGGCTTGTACGCGCAATTCACGGCGAACACCGCGGTAGGTCTACCGGGAATGGCCGTGACTGAGGCGACGATCGATCAAGCTGAGACTTCTCTGTTTCAGGCAAAGGTGCCGGCCAGCGCGGGTAAGTATCTGGTAGTTGATCCGTCCACTTACTCGGCGTTGCGTCAAATTCCACGATTCAGCGAGTACTATACGGCGGGTGAAGCTGGCCTGCGAGCGCTGGTGGATGGCGCGGTCGGCAAGTTGAAGGACTTCTTCGTATTTCGATCGCAACTGGTGGCAAAGACCGGAAGCGGGCCCGTGACAACCCACAACATTGCATTCGCGCGCGACGCGGTGGGACTTGTGATTCGAAGACTGCCGCAACCGCTACCTGGAACGGGCGCGATCGCCGAATACGCGGAAATGGGGAATTTCGGTTTGCGTGTGGTGATGAGCTATCAGCCCAACACCTTGGCGCAGCAATTCACCGTGGATGTGCTGTACGGATGCGCTGTGCTCCGCAATAGCTTCGGCGTTCACGTCGAAAGTTAAGAAGGTACTGCGAAACGAAAACGCGAGCGGGCGCCTGACCAGGTGTCCGTTCGCGGGCTAAGGGAGACACATGGATTTACGACTGTTCTATCAAAAATTGCGGAAGATCGAGCAGGAGATTCCCGATCCACACGTCCTGGTGGTGAGCCACGAAACACCCGACGGCGGCCGAGCCGGCCAGAAGTCCGAGGTATCGCGGGGTCTCGCAGCAAAATTGATCCTGGAAGGACGGGCGCGCCTGGCGAGCGCCGAGGAGATTGCTGAGTACCGCGCTGGGGTGGAACAGGGAAGGCAAGAAGCAGACCAACGGGCAACGGCGCAGAAGATCCAGGTGAACGTCGTATCGGAAGCGGACTTTCGAGCTATCAAGACAGCTTCGCGGCCGGAGAAGCGTTGATAGGTTGGGTACCCCATGGCATTGTTCACTGACGGACCCATCAACGAAGCGATCGACCTTCAAAACTACGAGAATGCTATTCTCTCGGTGGCCAATACGGAACAGATCGATCTTGGGGGAAAGAGCGCGCTTGCCCAAGGCGAGATCGCAGCCGAGCTGGAACTGTTCCTGCTGCGGCGGTTCCGTCAGCCTGACCTTTTGTGGAGCGTCACCTTCCGGCGGACGATCGGCGTAGGTGACGTCGTTGTCACGGACCCATTACGGCGGTGGCACGCACTTAAGACGTTGGCGCTGGTTTATCGGGACGCCTACAACAATCAATTGAACGATCGATACAAGGGAAAGTGGACCGAGTACGAGCAACTCGCAAAAAACAGCGCGGAGACCTATTTTCAAATCGGAGTGGGATTGGTATCGGGCCCCATCCCAAAGGCGGCGCTGCCGACGTTGAGCACGGTGCCAGGAACCGGGCCAGCCGCAACTTACTATGTGGCGGTGGCGTGGGCGAACTCGACAGGGCAGTTAGGCGCGCCGAGCGAAGTCGCTCAACTCACTACCGCGACTGGACAGCAATTGGTGATAGCCGCGGCAAGTCCGCCAGCGAACGCCGCGGGTTGGAACGCATATGTGGGCGCGTCGCCAGAGACGACCAGTCTCCAAAATGGCAGCCTGATCGCGATCAGCGGCACTTGGACGTTGACGGCCGAGCTTCAATTGGGTGCTTTCCCAGGAAAGGGTCAACAGCCAACTTGGTTTCTGATAGATCAGCGGTTGATTGAAAGGGGCTAGCTCGTGCTGCAGATCGGTACCTTGACCACCAATAAGTTGATGGGAATTCTTCTCGCGACCGGGGGCGTGCCAGAGACCGTGGCAGCGCTTGCAGCCGAACAGAGCGTGCCATTGCCGGCAATCGCCGCACAGCAAGTGATCGCACAAAACGTCGGGGCGGATCTACTCGAGCAGAGCAAAGTTACTAAATATCCAGTCGTCTGTATCTACTGCAATAAGATTGCCAATGTTTTGCGGGAAAAGTTCCGAACGTTCTCGGGCGACGCGGACATGGTGATTGAGGCGCGAATCTCACAAGATCGGCTGGATGGCCTAGGTACAAATGTTCAGTTGTACACGGACGCGATCACGCAGGTGCTGGACAGCAATCGCGGAGATTGGGGCGACGGTGTGTTTTATAGCGGTGGATACGAGGTTACATTCGGCGGTGTGAAGCAAGGCGGACTCAACTTCATCCAGATCGCAAAGGTGTCTTTCACCGTAGATATTAGCGCAGACAGTTAAACCAGACGATGTTGCTCACAGCGAAGAGCGTGATCGGATCCCTCGGAGGCGAAAGACACATCTCATATGTCGTACATTTTATCGAATGACAACCGTTATTACATTGCCGTGGAGGGCACTTACGGGAACGTGGCAACAGTGGCCGCGGCGAACCGAATCCCGGCTGTGGAACTCAGT